GAAATCCACATCGGGAGTGATAAAAGGTCGCTTCAAGATCCAGAAATCAGACGACGACAAAATGCTGGCCTTTGGATGGGCCAATGTAGCGGTTACAGCCGGCGGCCAACAGATAGAGGACTATCACGAGGACATGATCGACACAGAAGAGCTGGAACAGGCCGCATATAAGTTCGTGGAGCTTTACCGCGAAGGAGGAGAGCAGCACGAACGCGGAGGAGTGGCCGTACTCATTGAGAGTATGGTATTCACCAAGGAGAAAATGAAGATCCTGAACATTCCGGAAGGGACGCTACCTGAAGGCTGGTGGATAGGCTTCAGGGTATTAGATCCGGACGTATGGGAGAAGGTCAAGGATGGCACCTATCCGATGTTCAGCATTGAGGGAGAGGCCATCAGGGAGGAAATCACCGAAGAGGAATAACAAAATATCGGTAAATCAAAAGACGGCGAGAAATCGTCGTTTTTTGTTATATATAAATCAGCCGGGAAAGGAGGAGAGACACGAAAATGGCATTCAAACTGAAAGACCTTAAAATCACCAAGGTAGATTTTGTGGAGGCCGGAGCAAACCCGGAGGCAAATATCCTGCTTTTTAAGAACAAAGACGGAGCTCCAGGAGCAAAATCTACCGAACCCTCTGCAGCGAAAGGAGGTGAGAAAAGCGAGAGCCCAGTCAAAAAGTTTTTCTCTGCTATAGCCAAAGCCCTGGGCATAGCCGAAGACGAGCACGTAGGCGAGGCGATCGAAGAAATAGCTAAAGGCTACGAGGCGGCCACATTCGGAGAAAAGATGGATGAGCAGAAGCGCAGGAGAGTAACCAGTGAAATCTGGGACGTTTGCTACGCCCTGGAGGAAAGCCTGTGCTCTATCATCTGCGACGACGATGTGCCGGAAGATGAAAAACCGGCCATGATGGAACAGAGCCTGAATGAGTTCGCGGAGGCTGTGAAAGAGCTTATCCCAACCTGGGCCCAGGGAAAGACCACAAACAAGATCGCAAAGAACGATCAGCCCATCACACCCGCAAGGCTTGAATTTGCCAAGGCTGCAAAGGAAAAGCTGGAGGCAATCATAGCCAAAGCTGAAAAGGATCCGGATACTGATCCGGAGACAGATCCTGAAGACACGTCCATTCAGGACGGATGCAAAAAACCAAAACAAAAAAAATCGAAAGGAGACGTAGAGGACATGAAAATCGATAAGAGCAAACTGACACCTGAAGAGCTCGCAATGCTTGAGGCCATCGAAAAGAAGGCCGGCATTCCGGACGAGCCCGCAAACGATCCTAATCCTGCCGCACCTGCAACTGATGTAAACAAGAGCTCAGGCCAGGCCAGGGACAATCAGAACACCGGAGAAGAGGAAGACATCTACAAGGGACTTCATCCTGCGATAAAGGCAGAACTCGAAAGGCTTCGCAAGGCGGTAGATCAGGCGGAGGAAAAAGAGCTGACCGAGATAGCCAAGAAGTATGAAATCATCGGCAAAAAGCCCGAGGAGCTGGTACCTCTCTTTAAGAGCCTGAAGAAAGCCGGCGGCAACGCCTATGAGCAGATGATCGCCGTGCTTGATGCCAGCGTTGAAGCTGTAGAGAAGTCCGGAATCTTCTCCGAGATAGGCAAAAAAGGAGGCAATGGCGCCATCGACGCATGGGCAGCCATTGAAAAACATGCTGATGAGATCCAGAAATCCATGCCTAATTTAACGAGAGCTCAGGCAATCGACAAGGCATGCCAATTGCATCCCGAACTCGTACATGAGTACGAGAAAAATAGATAAGGAGGAATGAACATGTTTATCAGCACAGGAATTAATGATAGCCCGGTAATCACCGGAAAAGCAGCCGCAGCCATTGAAAATGGCGCTTTTCTCGCTGCCAAGTTTGACGCAAACGGAAATATCGTTCTTGCTGGCGCAGGAGAGAACGCACTTGGTCTTTTAATAGCCACCACTCCGGAAAATGTGGCAGCTGGCGAGGATGTGACCATCCAGATTAAAGACATCGGCCTCTGGAAGACCGGAGAAGCCGTAGCAGCAGGCGCAGAGCTCACACCTGACGCCAATGGAGCAGCTGTAGCAGCTGAAGCAGGGAAATATGTCACAGCAATTGCACTTGAATCTGCACCAGCTGCAGGCCAGGTAATCAAAGTACAGATAGTTAAGTCAGGCAAATTGCCGGCTTAAATCCAACAAGAAAGGAGATAGCAGACTATGAAAGGAACAAGTATATCCACTCTTCAGGTACAGATATCAAAAGGCTGGAGACCCAATAACTACCTGACAAACATGAGCATGGCCTTCTTCCAGGAGGAAGGAGACTTTGTGGCAACTTCGATATTCCCGATTTGCCCTGTACCATTGAGCTCAAGCTATTACTACACATTCAGCAAGGCTGATCTTGCGAGAGACAACGTGCAGAGGAAACCCGCATTTGGAAAGGTTCAGCCTGCACTGATGGGACAGACAGACAACACCTACAAGTGCGAAGTGGATCAGGTAATCGTCGGTATCGACCAGATCGACGCTTTGAACTACCAGAGAGCAAAGGCTCCCGGCGTGGCAGATCCGAGAAGGGCAAAAGTAAGATTTGTTACAGAGCAGCTGAAGCTCCACCTGGATATCCTCTTTGCTCGCAACTTCTTCAATGCACAGGCATGGCAGAATGTATGGACTGGCGTAGCTGCTAACCCGTCTGGTAAACAGTTCCTGAAATTCAACGATGCCAACTTCGACCCTGTAAACTTCTTTGATGCCAGAATAAAGGACATCAAGCAGGCAGGACGTAGAAGACCCAACAGGCTGGCTCTTGGCGTTGACGCTTACAACGCATTAAAGAACCATCCTGACATTGTAGAAAGGGTAAAATACACCGGCAGCACTGCCAACCCTGCAATCGTAACACCTCAAGCGCTTGCGGCAATCCTGCAGATTGAGGAAGTAAAGGTTCTCGAAAGCACTTATAACGCAGGCGGCATCGGCCAGGAAGACATGCAGTTTGTATGCGCAACCGACGGAGCACTTCTCTGCTACGCAACCGACAATCCTTCCATCGACGAGCCCAGCGCAGGATACATCTTCACCTGGGATATGCTCGGAAACGGTCAGTACATCGCAATTGACCAGTACGAAGGAGAGAAAGGCACACATGCAGAGTTCATCGAAGGCTTGATGGCCACTGACATGAAGAAAACCTGCGACGACCTGGCAATCTACTTCGATAAGTGCGTATAAAAGAAGGAGGATGGGCACAGATGAACGGTAACAGTTACGGTTACATTTGCAAAAAAGCGTGTGTACTTGGAGGCGTCGCCTATTCAGAAGGCGACGCTATTCCAGCTGATGCCGTTCTTCCGAGCCGCGAAAAGGTCTTAATCAAACAAGGGCTTATAGTTCCGGCCGTGAATGTTGATGTTCTTCTGGAAGAAAACAGATTTTTAAGGGCAAAGGTAGAGGAATATCAAAAGACCGCCGGAGAAGCCACAGAATCGCCCAGGAACGACGAAAAAGAGCAAAGGGGTATTATTATACCTATCACTGCAAAAGGCGGCCTAATTGAGCTGGAAATGACGCCAGAGGACATAATAAAAGCCATTGCTACCCTGCAGCTTAATGCAGAGGAGGCTGCCAAGGCGGTGGGCGAAATTGACAAAGAGGAAATCCTTATTCTGATTGATGCGCTTGACTACAGAAAAACGGTCAAGACAGCAATCCTGGAAAGGGTAGCCCAAATGAAGACCGGCGGAGAGGAAGAGCAGGGCGACACCGAGGAGGATAAGGGTCAGGGTGATGCATAATGGCAGAGAGAACATACACCTATGACCCAACGAAGATCAAGGGAAAAGGCAAAGACAGAATGCGCTTTGAGCTTGGCGATACCATGGTAGAGGGAGGAGCCGAAACGGCGGCTCTTTCCGATGAGGAAATCAATGCTGTTTTGGAGATGTACCCGAACAAGTGGAAAAGAGCCAAGCTGTCGCTACTTGAAAGCATATGCCGGCGATTTTCATACGAGGTAGACACCGATGTCGGTCCTCTTTCCCTGGGTCTACAGGCCCGTGCAGAAGTATGGCGTGAAATGTATAAGGAGCTCAAGGCCGAATTAGGTAAATATTCAGTACCGAGTGCAAATCCGGCCGCGATAAGCGGAGACCCATACTTCTACAAAGGAATGATGGATAACCCGGCAGCAGGACGAAAGGAAGGTGGGGGATGTGTATCTCAGGCCAGGAAACCTTTATAGAGACTTCATCGTAGAGAAAAAGGGCAGGTCCATAAGCTCACGCGGGAGAGCAAAGAGCGGGTATAGCGACGAGGGAGAGAAAATAAAAGGCGTCCTGGCCGAGGCCAAACCCCAAGAGAAGGAGCGATGGCGGCAGCTCCAACACCCCATAAGTCACGTAATAGTCCAAAAAGGGAAACCCAAGGCGGCTCCGGAGGACCGCCTGATCTTTGGAGACAGAATATTCTTCATCCAGGGAGTAGATGAACCGGGCGCCTTGGGTCTCTGGACTATTTACTATGTGGAGGAACGCTTCGATGGCCATGAACATCAATATTAAACTCGAAATAGACAAGATCGTGGACCAAATAAACCACGAAGCAAAATCAAGGGCTTTCAGGGCCGCCAATGAGCTCCGGAATGCAGCACTTAATGTCCTGCGAGGCCAAAGATCAGGTCGCGTTTACAAAAGGCCTTTCTCAAGCAGCAGATATACAGCATCTGCGCCAGGAGAGCCGCCTGCAGCAAGGACCGGTAACCTGCGTATGAGCTGGAACCCAAGGACAGGATCCGAAATAGCAGGCAGCAGCCTGACGGTAAGGCCTGCAATCATAACGGACGTGAAATATGCACCAATCCTCGAAAAAGGATTTGACGGCGAAGTCCAGAAGGTAAAGAAGCTGAAGAACGGCGGAACAAAAACTATAAGTTACCACCTGACTATTGAGCCGCGTCCGTTCGAGGAACCGATAATCGAGGCCGCAAAGCCGAAGATTAAGGAAATCTACAGCGAGCCATATCTCAAATAAACCAGGGAAGGAGGGAAGCCATGCCGTTAATAATTGACACCACCAGCAAAGTGTTTGATAAAGCCAGCGTACACAAAGGAGACTTAATCAGAGCGAAGCATGAAACATGGGATGAGCCCAGGAACGGGATAGTAACAGCGGTGAGCGATGACAAGCTGACCGTTATATTTTTGCCAGGCTTGGGGAATGTCACGAACTACTTCACGATACTCGCTTCAGAAGTAGCTGCCGGAAAATGGACAGTCCGATGGACCACCGACATGGAGACCATCAAGACCGAAGGCACGGCAGGCGATGAACAATGACATTGGAAGACTTGATTTATAACCGACTTATAGCCAGCAAGAACCTAACGGATAAGCTGGCCAAGTTCGATAATCTGCCGGCGATTTTCTACCAGGCAGCTCCTGGAGACCAGAACGAAGGCTGGAAAGGCAAAAAGCAGTATCCGAGGATTGATTTTGTGGTGGATATGCAGGCCAATCCGGAAAGGCAGAGCTCCGGATTAATGACGCTCAATATATGGTGCATTGAATCAGGAATTCCTCCGGAAGAAATAGAGCCGGAAGTGCG